GGGCACGGTGGAGGACCTCGAATTCCCGAAAGTGCTGCCGCTTATGGACTTTTTGTAGTTCCCTCTGGTTCAGTTGTAGAATCAGTTGCTGCGACTAGGGAAGATATATTAGATACCGCCGCTACTAATACAGGTGCAACTTTTACAGTGAATGTTCCTACTCTGGCCGGTGGAACTGGTGCAGACATTATCCTTTCTGCATCCGTCACAGCTCTCGGTGCTATTACTCCGGCTGCGGACACAATCGTTGTCCTCTGCCCCGGGACCACCGATTATTGCACTAATCTCATTGCTGCCATCAACGGTGAGACTGATACTGCTAAAGTTAAATATGGAGCCTCTACGGGTGACACAACTAATGGGATTGCGGGAATTGAGGCCCGTGCCGGCACCACCCTCACTGAAATAGATATAGATGCCATCGGCTTGATGGGTGCTGCTGGAAACTGCATTACATTTACCGACACCGGCGGCAACACCGGGAGTAGAATAGTCGCTGATGGTGATACAGGTGCATCTCCCGCAACTCTTGCTGCAGGAGCAGGCGCTCAGTATACTACTGGTTCTCTTGCTGCTATTTTTTACTCCTCAGGTTCGGCATTTGTCGTTTCGGGATCAGTTTACTCAGGCACTTCCAATCAGGCCAGCGCTAGTATGCTAATTGGAGGTAATGCAGCAAGTTATGGTGTTAAGTTGGGGCTTAGTAGTTCCGCAAATACCATTGAATATTTTGATGTTACATTGGGTACAGATGATACAAATTCGTCGTATGTAAGAAACGTGCTGAATACGGATCCTACTACTTTTTTGAATACTACTAACTATAGCTCCACGCTAACTAATGATTCATACTTCCTTGGGGAAACATTTGATGTCGCTGTTAATCGCCTCAGTGGCGTAGGCAGTACAGATACTCAATATTTTGTTGCAGGTCTGGGTGATGTAGGAACAGCAAATTACGATAACTTCCGACAGGAATTGACTGCTGCCAAAAGTGGTTGGTTCATTAGTCAACGCAATCCTCAACAGAAATATCTTTTCCGTTTGATTGCCTTGGATGATGGAGAAGAATTTCAAAATCAGTTCTACTGTCGAATTGCAAATATTAAACTTGCAACAACACTGCAACCTACTGCCACATTCTCACTTCAAATCGTGAAACGTGCAGGCACTATTACTCAAGACACCGTATGGGAAGAATATACCAATCTGAATCTTGATCCTAATAGTGAAAATTATATTGCCAAGAGAATTGGAGATATTAGTACAAGCTGGAATGCATCTACAGACAAATATGATATAACCGGTCTTTATCCCAATATCTCTAACTATGTTCGAGTAGAAGTTGCAACCAACTCAGCGATTATCTCATCGGATGCTCCAGTGGGATTCCTAGGTCCAGTACGACCATCTTCTGTTGTCATTAGTGGCTCCGCCGGAACGGCGGCAACTGAAGGAACTCGCTGGATTCACGGCTCTTCTTCTATTGCGGCAGGAAATGCTCGATCTGAATTTATTGGTGGCTGGCCTGACAATACTAATTGTCTCAATGAATTCCAATGTGAAATGGAGTGGCCGACATTTGGGATGACCACTGCAAATACTAAGCTGGGAAGTCAAAATTATCCTTTCAATGAATATTTCGGACTTCGCCATGTAAAAACTACCAGTTTGTCCCATGACGCTAGTTTCCAAGATATTGCTCGAAGACGATCCGCTATTGATCCTGACATGGCAGAGGGAGGCAACTGGTCTCCCGCAACTCAAGCAACTGCCAGACCAGGGTTTGTTTTCAGTCTTGAAGATGTTGTTTCTAGTAGTGCCGGTGCAACCGACTACTATTGGAAATCAGGTTCTTATGTGACTGCTACAGCAGGAACTTATTCTATTGCAAAACTCAATGGTCTAACTGGTACAGGTGGACTTATTGATGGAAAACTCATTAAACAATTTGCAGCCCCATTCTTTGGCGGTGCCGACGGTATTGATGTAAAGTATGCCGATCCGTTCAACAATACTCTATTGGGTGTAAGCGGTGATGTTTATGAGAAATACACCGTCGATCAAGCCATTGAAATGATCCGAGATCCGGAACAAGTTAAGTATGAACTCGTATCAAAACCAGGGCTTGTAAATGCTACATTGGTTAATAAATTAGCTAATGTCGCTCAAGAACGAGGAGATGCACTGGCTATCGTGGATATCAAAGGTATCTACCAGAGCCCTGAAGACAATGGGGGAACAGCGCAGACCGCTAATCAAACCACATTGTTGAGTCAACTTAACACTAACTACTTGATTGATAGCTCTTATGCCTGTACTTACTTCCCTAATGTGCGCCTGAAGGATACATTAAACGGAAATAACACTGTGCTTCGAGCGCCTCCATCAGTAGCTGCAATTGGTGCAATAGCACAATCGGAAAAAGCATCCAATCCTTGGTTTGCTCCCGCTGGTTTCAACCGTGGCGGATTAAGCGCCCTTGGTGGCACTGCTGGGCCGATTGTAGTTGGAACTGTAGATCATCTTACCAAAGATAATCGTGATGTTCTTTATGAATCAAACGTTAACCCAATTGCTCGTTTCCCCGCAACAGGTGATATTGTTATCTTCGGACAGAAAACTCTTCAACAGACCCCGTCTGCTCTTGATAGAATCAATGTTAGAAGAATGATGATTTATCTCAAGCGACAAATCGGCGCCATCGCGGACACAATCTTATTCGACCAAAATGTTAATGCAACTTGGCTAAGGTTTAAGAGTCGCGCAGACAGAGTTTTGTCCGAAGTTAAATCAGAACTTGGTATCACCGAGTACAAACTAGTTTTGGATGAAACCACAACTACCCCAGACTTAATAGACCGTAACATTATGTATGCGAAGGTCTTTGTTAAGCCTGCTAGATCAATAGAATTTATTGCTGTTGATTTCATTATCACCCGTAGTGGTGTAGAATTTTAGTAGACCACTAATTATTACAATAGGAGAAATTAATAATGGCATTTTGGACAGAACACAACGCACAACCAAAAAGAAACTATAGATTTAGAGTTGTTATCAGTGCTTTTGACGCTGACGCTGTTTGGTGGGCGAAAAGCTTTAAGCCACCCACTTATGAGATCAGTGAGGCCACTCATGATCATTTGGATAATAAATTCTATTTCCCTGGTCGTGTATCTTGGGGTGAATGTAGTATGACATTGGTAGATCCTGCTGGAACCGGCGAGAGAGGCATCGATGCAGTCCAGTTGACAAATCAAGTGATTGAAAAATCCGGCTACGTGATTAAAGGAAAAGGCATGACTCCGGAGACTGTTAATAAAGAGGATGCAAGTTCTGTAGGACTCGAGGGAGTGACTATTCAGATTCTGAATGCGAAAGGAGATGCTATCGAAACTTGGACTTTAATGAATCCGTGGATTAAAAGTGTGAGCTTTTCGGATTTAGCTTATGATAATGACGATCTTCGAACCATTGATCTGAGTTTCCGTTATGATTGGGCAAAATGTGAAATTAATGGTGTAGACCAATTCAAAGAGCCACCTACTGAGCTGTGAGAATAAGGATGTGAGTCATGTCATTTTGGAACCAAGCGAGCCTGGAGCCAACGAGGAAATATAGATTTCGGATCTATTCGCCCTCTTCGGAAGAGATGTTTGAAGAGTGGTGGTTTGCCAAAAGTGTGGGAAAACCGTCTTATGATGTAGGACTAGGGACATATAAAATAACTAATCATCAATTTAAGTTCCCAGGCACAGTATCCTGGAATGATGTGAGTCTTCATATAGTGGATACCGGCGATATTACCGCACAATTGATGGAGAATTTAGGGTTTACTTATGCCAACCCAGAACAGGATAATGAATTAGCGCCCGTTAGAACTAATCCAGGTGGCTTTGCCAAGGAAGCAGACGGGGCTATTAACGATTTCGTTATTGAACAACTAAGCGCAAAGGGAGACCCCATAGAAACTTGGACTTTATACGGCGCTTTTATAAAATCTGTCAATTTCGGACAGCTAGCTTATGCTGATGATGAATTGGTTGAGTTAGAATTGGTAATCACATATGATTACGCTACTTTAGAATAAAAACGAGGTGAAATTTGAGTAGAAATAAAACTCGGCTGGAGGGGCACCAGCCAGAACATGCAGAAACGCCCCAACAATTTAACCCACTAAACTTTGTGACACCGACAGAATTTGTCGAACTTCCCTCCGAGGGTAAAGAATACCCCGAAGATCACCCTCTTCATAACAAAGAAACTATTGAAATTAAATTTATGACTGCTAAGGATGAGGACATTTTAACCTCCCAAGCGTTGCTAAAAAAGGGATTAGCTATCGATCGTTTTCTAGAGAATATTGTATTGGATAAAACGATTAATTTAGACTCTCTATTGATTGGGGATAAGAACGCCATCCTTATCGCTGCTCGCGGAAGCGGATTTGGCTATGATTATGATGCATTAGTGATCTGTACTACGTGTGGGACGAAGAATATGGTGATGTTTGACCTCCAAAATCCCCAAATTGTGAACGGTTATACTACAAAACAAGAAATAGTTCACCAGATTGAGCCCAATCTCTACTCGATCACAATGCCTTTATCGAAATTCGTGATTAATTTCCGCCTTATGAACAGTGCCGATGAGCGATTCCTTAGTAAGCAACTAACAAGCTCTCCGGAATCTCGGGAACAAAATCTCTTGACGGGTCAATTTAAGCGAATTATTAAAAGTATCGAAGGGCACACTGAACAAACCGTCATAGATCAATATGCGGAAAATATGCCTACTATTGACTCCAGACACTTCCAGATGTGTATTAAGGCTGTCACTCCCAATGTCGAAGTAAAGCAAACATATGTTTGTAAAAACTGTGCTGAGACAAAGGAGGTAGATGTTCCCTTCGGAACTAGCTTTTTTTGGCCTGACCTCTAAGTACATTGAGGCGATCTACGAACAACTCTTTCTTTTAAAACATTTTGGGGGGTGGAGTTTCATGGAGGCTTACAATTTACCTATAGGGCTCCGTACTTGGTTCGTGGAGCGTCTGCAGAAACAATACGATGAAGAGGCCAAGGCAATGAAGAAAGCTCGCAAGAACTGATCTGTCGGTCTTCTACGAGCATTTCCATTCTACTACTATTTATGAAAGATAA